GCCTCAACTAATATACCGTGTCCGGTTTCGGTTGCCTCTAATATTCTTAATTGTTTCATTAATTCTTTTTAAGATAAATATATCAATTATGATACTTTACAAGATAACCTCTTTTTTTGTGGTTGAAAATTCAAAATATTTGTTTGTTGTGATGTTATTATCATAGATAGATTGGACTATATTTTTTACGGAGTCTTTAATTTCTATGGATTTAAAATCTAATTCATTTGTCGTGTATAGATTTATTTCTAAATTAAAGAATGATTTTTTACCGTGAGATATTCCACTGGTCCTTAAATCTAAATCCACAATACTTTTATTTTGGAATAAATTGGTGTTAATGGATTTATAAACAGAATGTTTAATCTCTCGACTTAAATTGGAAACAACTCGATTCCAATTATCGTATTCTTCTTTTGGGGTTACCCATGATTGAATGTTTATGTAAACTGATTTTAAGTTTTTTGAATCTACGGTACCATAGACCGATTTAATTGGATTGTATAAATTTAATTTTACACTTTTTCCTTTTTTCATTAATGTTTTTCATTATAAATGTTTATTGGTTATAATAAAAATATAATTGAAATTATTGTGTATGTCAAAAAAAAAAGTGTTTTTACCGTTTGAATAGCAAAAACACTTATTGAATTATAATGTAATATGTTAAATTAAATAGATTCTTCTAAATTTTTAAGTTTTAAAAAATTCATTTGGTCAAACTTTTCATCTTTTAATCTATCGATAGTTTCAGAAATTTTTGTTTTTATTTCAGATTCTTGTTCAGTATCTAACATCCCTTTAAGTTTTGTGATTGTATTCTCACGTAAAGTCTCAAATTTAGTTTCAAGAGTTTTAGTGTCTTCAGATATTAATTGAAAAAATTCTTTTTTAGAGTTTTCATCTAAGTTTTCAATATATCCTCTTAATGTTTGGTTGGCAATACTAACCATCGATTTAATTGGAATATTAATTGATTCTTTAACCGTTTCTTTTTTAGTAGTTAAAACTTTAATTATGTTCTTCTTAGCGTTTACTCTTTCAAGTAAATTTAATTTGTTCGAATACGCCAATACATCTAAATCAGAATAATTATTTTTAATTGTTTCTGATAGACTTTTTGGTGATTTTATTGTTGGTAAAATTTTATGTAATAAACTAATTCCTTCTTCTAAAAATTCTTTAGCATCCTGTTCAGATAAACCTTGAGGCGTACTTAATTGGTCATATAATGCATAAGCCTTTGACATAGATTTATTGTTCAGAACATTATGTTTGAACTCTCTTAAAGATTTTTTGAAATCTTTCTCGTCACTATATGACTCAAGTAGATTTTTTTCGATTATGGATTTTAGGTTTCCGAAGGTCATTACACTTAATTTTATTAAATAAATATTAGGAATTTAGTAACTTATCCAATTCTTTTGAAATTTCTCCTAAAGAATCTTGACCATGACCTAAATTAATCATTTGAGCACCATCAATTAGGTTATTTTCAACTAACATATTTAAGTTATTCATTCGTGATTCCGGAGTTATTTCAGCCTCACCTCCCGCCGGTGGTGGTGCAACAGTTTCCTCACCCGCTGGCGGTAATTCTTCTCCTCCACCTAAATCAGCGGTTTCAAATCCACCTCCACCAAATGATGTCTCCGGTTCTGATGTTTCAGTAGCAGTTGCAGACGCAGTTCCTCCTGAAGTATTACCATAAAGTTTATCAATATTATCAAATAAACCTGTTTTAGTTATAACAGTCGCAGTTGCTTTAAGTTCTTCACCAACTGCTCTTTCAATTCTTTGTTGTTGTAAATCTAAACGAACCTCTTCGTCAGACCATCCAAATATATGTTTCTTAGCCCAAGTAGATGATGTTGCTTGAATACCATTTCCTGGGTCAGATACTAAATCTTTATACAATAACACTTTTTCTTTCCAAACATCAATTTTTAATAAATCGGCTTGTGTTGAAGGGTTTGATAATCCTAATGTAAAATTATCTAATTCATCTTCAAACCCAAGTAAAAATAAATGTACAATCGCGATTTTATTTAATTCCGCAACCATACTTTTTTGGATTCGATTAATAGTTCTCGCAAAACGAATATCTTGTAATGATAAATTTTTACCATCTCCAACTACTTCTTCAAATCCTAAGAACGCCTTAGGAACACGAAGAGCGGTTAATAATTTCTTTTGGATGTATTCAATATCCGCAATCTCAGAAAGGTTTGTTGCTCCCGGTAATGTTGTAATAGGGTCCGGTGCTGATGGGTCTCTCACAGGAATAAAGTAATCTTGGTCAACCGCCATTTGATTAAACCTCATATCTACGTTACCTGTTTTATTATCAACTACTTGTTCTCTTTTGAATTTGTTCGCAACACGTTGTACATACGCCTCAACATCATCATCGTTCATATTACCTACGAATACTTTAAACATTCTTCTCTCAGGTGCTCTTGATGTACGATAAATCAACATCGCATCCTCAGATAATAATAATTGTTTCCAAATACGTCTTGCTTTTTCTAACATAGACGTACCATAAGGAAGTTTTCGGTCGTCCCCTAATAATCTAAAGTGACCAATCTCCCATGATTGAAATTCCATGTTTTTATTCTTCCAAGTAAAATGAAGTGATTTTTTATCTTTATCCATTTCCTTAGTAATATCTGTTGAGATTTTTGCACTAACACCTACTTCATGACGTTCAATTTCAATGGTAGGTAATTGTTGTACACCAACAATACCCTTTTCAGGGTCTAATTTTAAATAAATAAAGTTATCACCATACTTACAAGTGTTTCTTGTCCACATTGGTAAGTTAGTGTTAATATCAAGTGAGTTATTAAATAAATCTGCTAATACTCCTTTTATTCTTTTTGATTCAGAATAAATTTGTAAAATAAAACCATCTTCATTTGTTGTTGTTGATTCTTCCGCGTAGATATCTAATGCAGCCGAAATCTCAGGAGTATACTCCATTGACTCGTAATCATATTGTGCAGATAATCTTGATGGTTCGTAATAGATTGCTTGTGAATATAAATTATTCTCAACTTTCGCCCATTGGTTTGTTAAGTAAAAGGTTTGTTGTGCCTGTAACTTCTCTTTTTCGTATTCTTCCTTACTTTTGGTACGTAATAACTCCTTCTTATCAAACTTAAAAGTTGGATAATCTTGATTTAATAAAGAATTTGGCCCAAATGTTTGGGACAATCTCTGCCATACCGTCATATTATTTTGTTGTTCACTCATGATATAAATTTACTTGTTTCCTCAGTAATATAAATAGTATTACCCACCAAATAACCACCCATATTTTTGGTAATCTTCCCTAGTGGCTCCTTGGTTTATTGGATGTTGTCTACCCATTTGAGGTACCATTGGATTAAAAAACTCAGATGAGTTTTTATTTTCATTTACCGCAGTAGACCAAGAATTTAACATTGCTCTGGTATGGTTGGTAACTTTTTCTAATGATTGGAATGATTTTTCCGCAACATATATTGCCATCGCAATACTCATAATACAGTCATCATGATGCATTTTTTGATGGTCAGGTCGTCCATTAATGTAAACAAACGTATTCATTTCGTTATAAAGACGACTTGAATAAATTCTAAACTTATGTCTCATCGCTTCTTCAAACGCTGCAATAATCTGAACTCTTTTTGAATTAAAGTTAATTCCCGGGATTTTTTCATTTATTTTTGGGTCATACTTCCACTTATTGGTTGTATCAACACCATCAACATATAATCCACCCTGATAGTTCATTTCTTGTAGTTTTCTTGCTGTTGAAACTCCCATACCACCTGTAATATCCACAACACAATAAGCACTATACATAGTACCCCACTTATATGCAATCTCCGCTAAAATGTCCGGAGGAACTTTTCCAACATATTCTAACACCTGTTCTCTAGTATCAAAATCAATAATCTCAACACTTGAAAAATCTTCAGAATCACCACGAGATACATCACAACCCATAACATATTTATGTCCATTTTCCGGTTCTTTCCATATCCATAATCCACCACCCATCATTTTAGCCATTGGTTCTTTAACTTGATTTTTGGCAATGTCTTGCATCAAATCAGAATCAAATACGTTATCTCCGGAACCTAAGAAGTTACATTCTAACTCTTGAGCAACCTTACGTCTATCATATTTTAATTTTTTTACCATTCCTTCAAACCAAGCAGAACATGGCTTGTACCCATCTTCAATATATTTGGTTACAATTGAATGGTCTCTTTCAAATGGATTAGTCATTGATAAGTCAATAATGACCTCATCAAGGTTATATTCTTCCCTATTTAATAAAAAGTGAACTAAATCGTGTGTTTTAACCATATACAAATCTTTTGTATATCGAGGGTCACGGTACCAAAACATTTCAGAAATTTTAAAGTCATTCATGTTTCTAAGTGACTGGTCATAAATTTCATAATAAATTGCATCATAACCATTTGGTGTGGAAACTACAATTACTTTACCCCCGGTAGATAGGGATGCCATACACGCTGACCAAAAATCTCCGTCAGCCTCAATAAACGCCGCCTCATCAAAGATAAGAATAGTTGGGGTATAACCCCTCAATGCATCTCGAGATGTCGCAACTGCTTTTACCTCACACCCATTTGTTAGTTTAAAATGTCGTTGTGCATTTTTTTCGTTTGAAAAACCTACTCCAACCCAACTAGGCCATTGTTCGGTAAAACTTCTAATTTTATTTGCCATCTCCATGGACGTATCCAATTTATTGGCGATGATTAGAATTTTTTCAGGCTTAGTTTTTTTTGCAAATACAAGTTTTTTAGATGCCCAAGCAGCTGTCACAGTAGATACACCTGCCTGTCTGTACTTAAGGGCAATATTTTCATTGTATTTATCGTAATCCTCAATCAAGGATACTTGGTCGGGGAATAAATCTAACGGTACGTATTTTGATACCGTATTATCGTATGTCTGTAAATAAGTACGAAGTGCGTAGGGTGTATTCCTCATGCACTTCGTTATCTCAATTATTAATTGTTCTTTATTATTCAAAAGTCATTTTTGGTTATTTAGGTCTCGATATACCTAAACTACCCAAGAAATCATCTAATCCGTCGTCTTCGTCTTCATCAGAATCAATCCCTTCTTCTTCTTTGTAATCTTCAAACTCTTCTTTAATTTTGATTGCCTCTCTCATAATTTCATCAAATTTTGAGGTCGCTTTCGCCACTTTTGAAGAATCTTCAGAGATTGCGTTTCCGATAATTTCTAAAAACTCTTGGGCTTCAATTTGGTATAACAAAGTATGAAACCAGTTTATCAAACCTTTGTTCTCAGGTTCGTACATTTTATCAGGTAATGCAAACCTTATTCTTTCCACGATTTCCGGACCTATTCTCAACTGCATTGGTTCATTACTTAATGTATCAGTTTGTCCCATAACTCGTTGAGCCATTTCAGGGTCTTTAGGTAATCCGTGTCTACCTTTCGCCTCTTCTAATCCTTTGATTATTTCATGACATAAAATTGGGAAGATTAAACCAAACGCTTTTATCACTGTGTCCGGAGTTTCTTCTCCTTCTTCTCCTTCTTCACCCTCTTCGTCATTATCATCTAATTCAACTTTTCCCGCAATTCCTTGACCTGTTTGACTCATCATTTCAATCATTTGTTCCATACTAAAGTATAAGAAATCATTAATTGCCATAATACCTAAGTAATCACCATAAAGAGATGGGTCAATTTCGTCAAGTCTTGCTTTAATATCCGGTTTTTGAAAAATATAATGACCTTTTTTCGCAGCACCCTGAATAATTGCATTAATTATGTTTCTTTTATGTTTTTCTAATTCAAAAATTTCGTCCTCAGTTAAATCCTCAATATCAAAAGACGGAATTTCCATTTCTTCTTCCTCATCTTCTTCCTCTTCATCATCCTCTTCTTCAGGTTTCATTCTAAAGTTAGACGTATCAATCGGTTCTCTATTTAAATAAGCTTCAATTTTATACCAATCAACAGGTACTTCAGATTCCTCTAACGCCGCCTCAATTGCTAATTCTTCAAGTTCATCCCTATGTGCCGCCTCAATTCTCATGATGTTAGGTAATTTTCTCATCATCTCTTGGTATATCATACCTTGAGTTTGTTGAGAACTTAAATTTTGAATACCTGTAACATCACTTAATTTTTCAGCAACTTTTTGAAATCGATTACTAACTAATCTTTGAACGTCACCCTCTTTCTTTTTCATTGCGGGATTCTGAGCATATAAACCTTCAGGACTTGCAAGTTTTCTTTCCAAATTTGGGTCCATTCTTTCAGGTCTATCCCCGTAATCTAATTGTTCTTTAATTTTCTTTGCCATTATTATTTTTCTAAGATTTGCATAATCACATCCATAATTTTGTCTTTAGACTCCTCAGGTGATGGTCTATTAGCCTTCGGTGCCGGATTAGTTCCCGGATTTGGATTCTTACCAGGATGATTTGGTCTTGTACCAGGTTTTGTTGTCGGTTTTGTTCTCGTCGGTGCGGTCTCAGTACCTGCCTCGTTTAAATAATTCATAAGTTCCTTTTTAGTTATTTTTGGTGGTAAATTTCTTTCCACAATTTTAATAATTTCATTCTCAAGGAACAAAGATACGGGATTTTTTTGTTCTTTCAAAGATTTTTTTACATCCTTAACGCATCTCTCATATTTATTATTTTCTTTAGCACTCCATAAGTGTCTTTCTCTAGTACCAAATTCTTTACCTAATTGTGATGTACAAATGGCCCATGGATTATCTTCATCTTTTTTAGACTTCTTTTTCTCTTCGGACATACCAATCATTTTACTATCGTGATTTTCAGGTGAAGTGTCATCGTCCATCCCATCATCAGACGCTTGATATTCGTCATGAGAACCTTGTTGCCCTGTATATGCTTGGTCAGCGTCTAAATCAAAATCATCATCTTCAGACATTTCAGATTCTGTTGCTGTAACCATAACTTCTTTAGTGTTTGGGTCTTGTGTAATATTTAAATTACCAACCTTACCACCTGATGGACCTACTTTATAAGTTTTTTTAGCAGGAACTTCGGTTACTTGTTCATTAACAAGTTTACTATGTAATACATTAATTTGCGATTCTGTTAATTTCCCAACAGTTTTTGAGGATAACCCTTTTTCGATAAGTTCTAATGCTTTAATATTAATTTTCATAAATAACTTTCTTTTCAAATTCTAATACCAAATCTCTTTCGTATAGTTTGTCTTTTATTTCTTGTTCCGGAACTCCAAATCTAAATACCATTCTTTTCTTAATGTTTTCGTCATCAGTTTCCCATGCTAATGCAATTATGTCATCCATTGCATCCATCACTGAAAAAAAATCGGAGTTTTGAATCAATTCCAATTTTACATCAGTATCTCTCAAAACTCCTACTTTTTTAATATATTTTAAATCGGGTGGTTGAGGATATCCATTAGATGGTCGATTATCCCACGATTCACCCCACACGTCTAAAGTGTCCGAGAATACGAATTCGTAAAGATTATCCCCTTTATAGTTAGGACCTAAACCATTTACGTAAATCAAATAACTCATGACAATAATCCTTCAGGTGTGATTTTAATTTCTTTTCCTTTATTTTCAAAAACTAAATTATTTTTATTAGTTTTCCCTATAATTTTTGCTCCTAAGTTTTCTTCTAAAAATTTTTGAGAAGCTAATTCTTGTTCAATAGTTTCAGTTAATTTAACAACTGATTTCATTTGTCTTCTAACCTCAGTAATTGTTTTGGTTTTTCTTTCCGCAGTTTTTTGTCTATTCTCAACAATTTCTTTTTTAGAAACTTCAAAATATTTTGATAATACTTTATCTACTTTAGACTCTCCAAAAATACTATCAAAGATAGCTCCGTTTCCGTAATCTGAATCTTTTTTCTTGAATTTAGAATATTTGTACGAATCCTCATCATTATAAAAATCATCAGGATTAACATCATTAACATCGTCGTACTCATAACCTTCTCCCATATCACCTTCAACAGCAACATCCATATCAGCTTGGATATCTTCAACTTCACTATCGTCAGTTAAGTCTTCACCATCCATATCGTCTCCACCTAAATCTTCAGTTTCGTCTTCGAATTTAGATAAAATATCTTCTCTATCCTCTTCTGTTAATTCAGTTAAATCAAACGAAGATAATACCATATTGATAACGTATTTGATATTCTCAGAAGTCATACCTTCTTGAGACTCTAATGTTCTAATTTTTTGAGTCAATTTACCTGTTAATTTTTGAATAGATTTAAAAGTAACAGTTTCATTTGAATCGTCAGATTCAGTATCATCCATTTCCATGTCATCCATTTCCATATCGTCTTCCATTCCCATGTCATCCATTTCCATATCGTCTTCAATACCCATATCATCCATTGGTGATGGTGGTAATTCCGGAGATGGGACTGCTGGTGGTGCTGAAGGAACCGCTGCCGGTGCCGGAGCATCTATTTGTGGTTTTGGGGTTTTTAATGTGAATTTTTTTTGTTCACCATATAAAGACAAACCTTCTTCATTTTCGTTAAGTCTATTTAACTCACCAGCAACTAAGTTTAATCTTTTGAATGCTTGTGAATATGAAGAATAGTATTTTCTATTTTTCATTGGCTCCATATAATCTGTTTCAGATTCTGAGATAGTTTTCTTAATGATATAACCTTGTCTCTCTTTAACAATTTCATATTTATTACCATCTGCAAGACTAATAGAATATTCTGATGTTGCATTTTCGTTTATACGATTAGGAATTACTTCATTGAAACGAGCAATTTCCATAATTCTTTTTAATTTTTGGTCCCCTGTTAGTTTTTCACTACCAATTGGTTTTAAATTTCCCATTGTATATTAATTTGTTTTGTTTTTAATTATTTAATCCGTTAAATCCACCTAACGTAATTGCGTTTAACTGAGCATATGGTACACCATATGCGTCGGTATAGATAGGGTGTGGTGCAATTCCATTTGCCGGTCCTCCCTCAGTAATTGACCCACCACTAAAATTACCTAATATTTCAACAGTATACGCGTATTGATTATCCACACTATATCCTGTTAATGGATATGGACTTGGTGATGGTGTTTGAGTTTGTGTTGGTGTTGGTGTGTTTGTCGGCGTATTTGTTGGTGTACCCGTATTTGTTGGTGTATTTGTTGGGGTACTAGTTGGAGTACCTGTATTAGTCGGTGTGTTTGTAGGTGTAGGTGTTTGAGTGCTTGTGTTAGTCGGAGTATTTGTTGGTGTACTCGTATTAGTTGGCGTATTTGTTGGAGTAGGAGTTTGAGTATTTGTTGCCGTTACAGATGGTGTTGGTGTATTTGTTGGAGTATTTGTTGGTGTACCTGTCTGAGTCTGAGTTTGAGTTTGAGTTGGAGTTTGAGTTGGTGTTGGAGTTGAGGTATTAGTCGCAGTTACCGATGGAGTTGGGGTATTGGTTGGTGTTGAAGTTTGAGTCGGTGTTGGTGTTGGTGTTGGATTTACAGAAAAACAAGTTGAACAATCACCATAATTTGTTGACATTGTTGCAACATAATCTGAACCTGTTCCTGGCTCCGCAGTATCAACCACCTCATAACATCCCTGAGTTGTTACACCTGTGAATGTTAAATAATAATTTCCTCCCACTGCTGGAAGTGATGAACTGTTAAATTCTACGGTTAGTGATGAACCACCCGCGCAAGGTGCTATAAGATATGTAACGAATGCCATTTAATTTTTTATTTATAAATATACGATTATTAACAATTATTGAAATTTAACCAACTAATCCTCCATTTTTCTTTCAACGGATAGTTCTTTGTCGGTACCTTTATTTATTGAATTAAATAATTTTTCAATATGTTCGGACCTTCTCAAATATTTAAACACCAAATTTTCATAGGATAATTCCCCATCACCATCCAATCCGGATTGGCGATATTTCTTTAATTTCTCTTTAAGTGATTCAAGAACTTTGACATCACCATTCTCTACGGCAGTATCAATTTTTTCAATCCAATTTTGTATTTTATCCTCAAGAACTTTTTTATCTATTTCAAGATTCATTTTCTTTGGGACATTAATCCATTTGTTATTCATTACAGAATAAACACCTGAACTAATATGAGGTTCTTCGGCATCTTGGGCGTATAATTCAACATCGTACCCAAAAATTTTAATATTATGTTTGTCGTTAAAAAGTTGTTTTTTTAAGTTAAAAAGTTCTTTGTATAATTCATCTTCATCTCCATATTCGTCCATGTCAACAATAATATGTAAATCAAAATCCGAAAATTCAGACCAATTGTAATTCGAAAGAGACCCTGTAAGAACAACGTCCTCAACAAATACGTCATCACCCAAATAGTTGACAAATTCCTCAGCAATACGCTCAAGAGCTTTTCTAACTTTAGGAATCATAGTTGACTTTTTAGGGTCAGTAGGATTTTCCCATACTTTTGGGTTAAGCGTTTCTTTAATAGTGAAACTATTAAGTATTTGTTGTAATTTACTCATTATTATAAATACTACAGTTTCTTATACTTGTAGGCTTTTGATATGTCAGTTACAAAATATTTTCCTTGAGACTCAGCTGCTCTAAATTTTGTGTAGGTTTGGTGTGGTACTTCATCATACTCATACTTGTATCCATTGTTAAATTCAACAATCATTTTTTTTGTTTCAGTATCGTATTCTGTTCGTTTAATGTTTGACGATTTTATTTCATTAATAATCTTCGTCCCCTTGATTTCCTCTCTTGTAATCCCCATCGCTTAGCGGTGTTAGTTCGTTTATGTTTTGTAAAATAGGTTTTAAGTATTCATTAAAATCCTCTTTTTCTACCTCAAAACCTAAGTCCTTCATCTGGCGAAGTAAATCTCTTATTTCACCACCAAATTTTTCATGAAGAGTCATTAATTGAGCCGAGTAATATGGTGGACTTTCTAAATCCTTTTCACTCCACCCTTCTGATTGGAAATATTGCCTTATTTTAAGATATATTTCGATTATGCGTTGTAACCCAACACTACTAACTAAAAAATTTTCAAATGGTCTCATATTTAATAAATATAACAATGGACGTAACTGAAACATTTATTAAACACGGAGATTACAATGTCGAGAATATTTTAAAAATAATCATCGACAATAATTTGGATTGGGACGAATTTAGTGATAGACAAAAAAGGTATGGTAGTGAACACGTCCACACAAAAACAATTCCGATTATTTTTGATAAGTCATTCAATTTTAACCATTTAAAAATAATGCCAACAAATCATTATCCTTTATTTAAAGAAGAGATTACCAAAATTGAGGAAATAATTAAACTCAACACAGGTGAGAATGGTAGAATAATGAGAGCATTGTTAGTTAAGTTAACTGCCAAAGAATCTATTAGACCTCATGTTGATATTGTGGGGTTTAGTTTAGTTATTTGTCGAAGAATTCACATACCAATACAAACAAATGAAGATTGTTTTTTTACGGTAGGTGATGATAAAAGAAATCTAAGATTAGGTGAGCTATGGGAAATTAACAACGATAAACAAAAACATTCCGTTGATAATTTTGGGAACACAGATAGAATACATCTAATTGTTGATTGGATTGAAGAATCTTTATTTGAAACATATGATATCTAAAACACAAAAAATAATATTTTTATACCCTCCAAAAACTGCGTCTAATTCTTTACGCAATAATTTAAATAATAATGGGTTTATTGAAGACTCTCAAAATAACACATATCTTACACCAAAACTTCATTTAAAATTAGACGAAATTATGGTTGCTTACGATATTGAGTCTCTTGACGGATATAAAGTTATACAAGTAACTAGAAATCCTTATGATAAAATAATATCCGGATATTACCATCAAATTAGAATTTTTAATCGACCTGATTTTGAGTCAAATGTTCCAATTAGTGGATATACCTTTGACCAATTTTTAGTTCATCTAAACTCAACAATTAATTCTGAAAATTTTATTGAGGACTTTTATGGAAATTCAACACACATTAACTATGTTATAGAGAATAAAAAGTCATGGGGAGGTACCCGGTTTTATCAAACACAAAGTAGTTGGAAAAATGTAGATTGTAATTTCTATCATTTCAAATTAGAAGATTTAACCAACGATATAACCCCGTTAAGTAATTTAATTAATTTACCTCTATCTCCTTTATATCAAATTAATCTGAACCCAGAGAATATTGATTACGAAACACATAAAACACCTCAAAATAAATTAATTATTCAAAATTTATTTTCAGAAGATTTTGATAATTTTGGATATGAAAGATAAAACCCCACCTATTGGGCGGGGTTTCTTTTTACTTTCTTAATCCTTTCAACTCGTCACGAATTTCAATCGACCTTTCAAAGTTGTGTTCTTTAATTGATTGTTTTAATTCTTCTTCAAGTTTATTGATTGCCTCTTGATTAGATTCCAATTTTTTAATTTGGTCTCTAATCTCAACCGCCTTTTCAAAGTCTTCATTTTCAATAGCTAATTCTAATTGGTGTTTTAGACCTGTATTCTCTTTAGATTTTTTTGGTTCATTACTCCTATAATATGTAGTAACTTTCATTGTACCATCTTCAGATACTTTAGTTTGCGCTTTCCATTCTCCTAAACGAGAATCGAACTGAGCGAACATATCATCGAACGCTCTTAAAATGTCATTAAAATTTTTTTCGTTTCCAAACATAATTTAATTTTTTTAATTCAGATTTATTTTATACCTTTGTCGTATTCAAATAATATACCATTCGAATAAATATGTCAATATGTCAGGTAAAAAAAATATTTACTGACAATTTGTCTAAAAATTAGGATAAGAACAAAATTTGATGGACCTTTGTAAAATAAAATTAGAAAACTATGAACGACTTAATGGACGAAAACGACAAATCAGGTAACAGAGCACAAAAACAAGCTATGGACACAAATACTCCTGTATTAGACAATTTCAGTAGAGATTTAAACAAACTAGCGGAGGCAGGTAAATTAGACCCTGTAATTGGTAGAGATGCCGAGATTTTGAGAATCGCACAAATCCTTTCTCGTAGAAAAAAGAATAACCCTATTATTTTAGGTGAACCGGGGTGTGGTAAAACAGCACTTGTTGAAGGTCTTGCCATGAAAATCGTAAGTGGTGAATGTCCAAGAAACTTAGTGGACAAAAGAATCGTAAACCTTGACTTAACTTCAGTTGTTGCAGGTACCAAGTACCGTGGACAATTTGAGGAAAGAATGAAAGTGATTATCGAAGAACTAAGTGCTAATCCAAACATCATCGTGTTTATTGATGAGATTCATACTTTGGTGGGTTCGGGTAACTCATCAGGTTCAATGGATGGTTCAAACATCTTCAAACCAGCACTTGCTCGTGGTGAGGTTCAATGTATCGGAGCAACAACTCTTGACGAGTTCCGTAAAAACATTGAGAAAGACGGAGCATTGGAACGTAGATTCCAAAAAGTAGTGGTGGAACCATCAACAGTTGAGGAAACAATCGAAATACTTAAAAATGTTCGTGATAAATACGAATCATACCACAAGGTATTGTATAGTGATGAAGTTATTGAAACTTGCGTTAAATTGGCGGACCGTTATATCACCGACCGTGAGTTCCCGGATAAAGCGTTTGATATCTTAGATGAGGTTGGGGCTCGTATGCAAACCGAGATTAAAGTTCCTGAAGTTATTGAGGAATTGAAAAAGAAAGCTGCGGAGATTAAAATCGAGAAAATGGAAGTAGTTAAAAAACAAAACTACGAACAAGCTGCCCAACTTAGAGATAAGGAGAAAAAATTGTTAATCAAACTTGAGGCGGAAAAAGAGAAGTTTTCAAAACAAATGGATTTGGAAAAACAGACTATTGTTCTTGAAACTGTTTATCAAGTTGTATCAAGTATGACTAAGATTCCTGTGAATAAAATGGACGCGGATGACTCTAAAGCATTGATGAATTTAGATAAATCAATCATGGGTAAAGTAATTGGTCAAGACGCGGCTGTTGTTAAGATTGCCAAATCAATCAAGAGAAACCGTTTAGGTATCAAAGACCCTAACAGACCTATTGGTTCATTTATCTTCTTAGGTTCAACCGGAGTGGGTAAAACTCACTTGGCAAAACAATTGGCTAAAGAGATGTTTGGAACTGAAGATTCACTTATCCGTGTGGATATGTCAGAATACCAAGAGAAACACTCAATCTCTAAATTGGTTGGAGCACCTCCGGGATATGTTGGGTATGAAGAAGGTGGATTATTAACTGAGAAAGTTAAAAACAAACCATATTCTGTTATCTTATTTGATGAGGTGGAGAAAGCACACAAAGATGTCTTCACGGTTTTACTTCAAATCTTGGATGATGGGTTTGTAACCGATAGTTTAGGTAGAAAGATTAACTTCAAGAATACCTTGATTATCTTAACCTCTAACTTGGGTGTTAAGAAATTACAAGACTTCGGTACTGGTATTGGTTTCTCAAATAACTCATACGCAGATGAGGAGGCGAAAAAACAAATCTTGATGAAAGAAATGAAAAACTTCTTCTCTCCGGAGTTTATTAACCGTATTGACGACACTATTGTCTTCAATTCATTATCTGCTGAAGATATTGAAAAAATTACAGAGATTGAGTTAAAGAAATTAATGACTCGTCTTGGTGATATGAAATACACAGTAACCTACAATGATGAAGTAGTAAAATACTTGGCTAAGATTGGGTTCGATGAAGTGTACGGAGCAAGACCATTGAAGAGAGCAATCCAAGATAAGATTGAGGATTTGTTATCAGAAGAAGTGTTAACCGGTAAAATGATTGAAGGTAAATCTTACCAAATTAAAATGGATGGAGAGGATATCAAAATCACTAAAAAAGGTAGATAATAAGAAAGGGGATGAAAATCCCCTTTTTTTTTGTTTTATAAATAGAGCATAAAAAAAGAGACCAAATGGTCTCTTTTATATTTTAGAAGAATCTGTGATTATATCTTGGAATCTCAACCACTTCTTTGTAGTGTAATTTATTTCCAAGTTTTTCAATCATTTGTCTTCCCATCTCAATCCCTTTAAAAACATCCTCAATCACCACATATTCGTTTGGTGTGTGATAATCGTAATACCCAATTGAAAAGTTGATACAAGAAAAACTAAATTTACTTCTCAACGCATAAACATCGGTATATGGATGAACCATGTATTGCATATCTTCGTTATGCATCCCTTCGGTTAATACTTGGTCACAAACTTCAAAGAATTCTGACTCTCTATCGAATAAATCTTGACTGAAACATTTTTCGGTAATCATCCAGTTCTCAGGTGCATCAAATTGAATTCCATAACCAACATTGGTGAAAAATTCAGGGTCCGCCTTTTTGGAACCGTGACATCCTGTTTCTTCTGATACAAAAAACGCGGCTTTTAAGTTTGGAACTTCTTTAAGTAATTTTAAACAAGCGAACACACCACATTTATCATCACCACCAATTCCGGTTGGTAATCCATTTAAGTTGTAAGCTTTCAATGCATCTTTAATTTCACCTTGGGCGTTTGGTAATTGTTCTTCGTGAACAATAATAGTATCCAATCTATGGACAGTGTCGGTATGTGCAATAACACAAGGGAAGTAAAAATCCTCAGGAAGTTTTTCGAATTCTTGTTTGGTTGCATAAACATTTTTGTGTTCATCAACGTAATGTTCTATGTTGTTTTCGGTCAACCAATTCTGTAAAAACTCGACCATAAGGTCTTCTTGATAAGTTACGGTTGGAACACTAAGAACTTCTTTTAGTAATAATATATCGTTTGTCATGGGACAAAGATAATAAATTAATCCATATTTTCATAATCATCTAACGAATATTGATATAAAAAATTGTTAAATTGTTCTTCATCTAATCTAAGTTGTTTAAATAACCCATTATCTTTAGTTTTAACATTTAATCTAACAGACATACTACCAGGGTCAAATGAGTCAATTAGAAAAATAATATTATCATCTTTAGGATTAGCATACCAAGTTTTTAATTTATACTTTGATGTAACTCGGTCTCTAAATTCAACAAAATCTTGAACTGTAAAAAACTCATCACTTCTTTCATCCAATTTATTAGATATTTTTTCAAATTGTGTGGCTACGTAATTATTAAATGATTTGGAATCAAATTTACTTTCATCTTGAAACTCATAACTACTTTCATACCATCCTCCAACACTATCACCTAACGCCCTTTTCATTATTGCGGTAACAATTTCTTTGGCATCTGAGTTAAACATATTTAATTGTAACGCCCCAAGATATAAATCTGCCAAGGTAATATCAACTTCATCCATATCATAATTAAGATTAATACCACTTTCCTCTAACGGTCTTTCAAATTCGTCTTTTATTGCTTCTTTTGCAACCGCATTCATTTCACTGTCTTTTTCAGCGGCAAAATCCCCAAAAATGTAATCCATTTCATCATAGAATAAATTAAGTAACATTTCAGATAACTCTCTTTTGTATTCATCATCCTCAATATTAAATTCCTTATTTGGTAAAATTGTGGTTGCAATACCTTTAAGTGTTTCTGCATTTTCATCATTTAAATCATAATATATTCCATACCCATCTTTAAAATCCTGTTCCACCTGATACGAATCCATAAATTCATAACCATTATATGAATTAAGGGCCCCCATAAACCAAATGTCCTGCTCATCAATATCCAATTCTTTAAACAATTCTTTATCATCCTCAAATTGAATTGTAATAATTGATTGTCCCAAAGGTTCGTTTACATCAATATCATATATGCTGTCATCAAGACGATATAACTCATCTTTAGTAATTCTACCTTTAGAAAAGTTTCTAAGACCCACAACTAAATTTTTATCCGGTTCTTCCTCAGATTCTTGTTCGGTCTGTAATACCCTCTTAACAATACGATTAAGTTCAGATTCGGTTAATTTTATTACCTTCATTAAAATGATTTTACAATAAATACTTTTTTTGTTTGGAATTTCAATATTTATGTTTACCTTTGTGGTGTTAAAATATGGGAGTGACATGGAATTGACTATTCGTAATAGTTATTCGGGGCACGTAGTGAGAAGTTTCCTATCACTTAAATCTA